ATAGTCCAAAGCAACTTCACTCGTCTCTTCACCAGCAATTTGTCTCTCTTCGGTGTCTCTAACATCTGCCAGTTCGTACTTTTTATTTCTGATGTCGTGGAGAATGTCCACGCCCAATGCAAAAATGTTATAAAAAAGAACAGAACCAATTAATAAATAAGCAAATTCAATCATTTTGTTCTCCCGCAGACTGTACTGTATATTTGTTTTCTGCTACTTTTACTAGGGCAAGCATCTCATTATCTTTCTTTAGTTCTTCCCAGTATTTCGGGGCGGCGATGTGAATTTGCTCGTTAAGCGCTTTTCTGAACAGGCTCTGCAAGCCCATCCCATGCATCCAGCCCTTTGGGCGCGGTAGGTAGATTTTACCATCTTTTGCTCTAATAAAGTTAGTACTCATCATCTTCTGTTGTTATGAATGTGGGAGTGCCCTCACCAAGCCATGCACCTGCAGTATTAAAATCAAACCACTCGGCAGCTTCCTCATCTGAGCACTCAAGCCACACCTGAATTGCGGCGATGCAGAGATAAGTGTCGTAAGCTGCAACATTCATAGATTCAACTCTCGGCCAGTGATCCGCTGGCGAGGCAACTACCCCTACAAGGGCTTTATCAAAATGTTCGCGGGGCTCTAAGAATAGGGCTTCCGGGTGAATTTGGTTAATCGGTTGAATTGTCATTTTGTGCTCTTCTGCTTGTTGTAAATTCTCTTTGCTATCTCGAAAGACTTAATGTCATGCGCGTCATAGCCGAGCTTATTTAACACCTCTACTATGATTGCGCTACGGCGACCAGATCTACAAAATACCGCAATTTCATTATCCTTTGGGATTTCGTCCATGCGGTTCATAATCTCTGAATGAGGGATATTTATACTGCCGGCAACGCTGCTCTCGGCTACTTCCTCTTCGCTTCGTACATCAAGTAGCGTAATTGGTAATGCTGTCATTATCTTCCTTATTCGTCTTATCGGCGGTGGGGATGGCGATGCCTATTGCCGCGCGGGCGCGCGGTGGGGCGCCGACGGCCTTCAGTGTATCGAATATAGGTACGAGGATATCGGCTTAACATATATCGCTGTACTCTGCGAAGCTCCCAGTGTTCATGTTGCCAAGATCCAGTCGGAGTGTAGTGTCCCGGTACCCATACCCAAGCTTGAACTGTTGGTTGTGAGTTATGATGTGGGGGAGGTGCTGGTTGTGGATGGGCATATGCTATACACCCAGTTGTAAAGAGCAACAATGTTGCTGTGAATAAAGTTTTCATTTTGTTTTTCCTACTGGTATTGAAATGTCTTCGGGTTCTTCGTAAAAGTCTGTTGCGTTGCCGGAGCGGTTGCTAAATCTGTAGATGATCTCTTCATCCATGATTTTTTCAACGTTCTCGCGGAACTCTGCATCGCTATTAATTAGTCCAACCCACTTAGATGGTTGGAATTTCTTTTCATAATTGTCTGTTTTCAGTGTATACCATGCTCCCGCAGAAGTGAGATTGTCAGATCCCTTAATTGCGTCAAACCAGCTTTCTTCGTCTCGAACGCCGATATCAACTGAGCCCCACATGATGCGAAAAGCACAATTGCGACCCTGAGTTCCAAATCTAGATTTTTCAATCCTGACCTTAACCTCCGATCCTACGCGATAACCCTTGTCATCCAACACAAAAGCTGATTTAGCCTTTCTTCCTGTGAGCCAGATCCTTAGACTATATGAATAGACCAGGGCTTTGCCGCCCGGAGTGATGTAGGGCGTAGTCATCGCCGTTATGCGGGCGAGGGGACCGCTGGTAATGTTGTCCTTAAGCTGGTTCAACACGAGGAGGGTTGCTTGCTTATCTGCAATCGGGAGAGTAATCTTAGACATCCCCTTTGCCAGAATGCGTGCTTTCATCGCCATAGATGATTGGGGATTGAAATCGCCCTCTACATCGGAAATAGCGGGAGTGAAAGCCAGTGAATCCCAGACAAACAGGATCTTCTCGTCTGTTGCGCCAAGAAGCTCCTCAATCGTCTCTAATACAAATTCGACAGATGCAGCCTGTACATACATAAGGTCGTCTAAGACACAACCTGCAGATTCTAAGAAAGTCGGATCAATCGCAGACTCCGAATCGAAGTATACAACCAATTTACCCTGCTTTTGGGCATTGGCTGCAATTTGCGCCGCCATGTAAGACTTGCCTGTAGAGGTTAATCCCGCAATCTCGGTAATTTTACCGACGGGAATTCCGGCGAGTCGACCTTTACAGATAATGCTATCTAACCACCTAGAGCCGGTGGGGATCCACTCTTTTACCTCTGTCGGGTTTGCTTCCGTTAAGTTGTGTGCGACATTTCTGCCGGCTTTTTGATTAACAAGCTTTCTCAAGTCTTGCATTGAAACCTTTCCGGGTTTAGTTTTGGCTTTTCTAGCCATTGTGCTCTCCTATCATTAAAATTTCTCTAGCCTTTTTGGCGCTATGCGTTCCATCCGTGTTTTTCTTTCGACGACCAGCAGTGTATGTTACGTCAAAATAAATAAGGTCATTATCTCCCTGCCGGGATTCGAAGAACCCGTCTCCCACATCTCTATTAGACATCATAACATGGCAGCCGGCGGATGTCAAGTCATTTAGTAGCTTAATTACCTTCTGCTGCAGCGTGTCATCAAAATCAACACCGTACTGGGTGAAGGAGCCTCGGTAAGGAGGGTCCAGAAAGGCAAAGCCATTAGGCTGTGCGTATTCAAGACAATCAGTAAAATCGCCAGAGATCAGCGTGCACTTTTGCAGCGCCTCGTGCCACTCCATCACATTATCATAATCATAGACTTTATCTTTCTGATTTAACAAGCCACTCGGAGTGCCGAACCGACCATTAGTATTTTTGTTGATCTGCCAGATTCCGTTGAAGCCTGTTTTCATCAGAAAGTACAAGGCTGCCGCCTCTTCTGTGGCTGTCCACTTTTCATAATCATACGCGTGTTCCTGCCGGAGGGCGTAATAGAACTCTTTACGAGCCGGCTTTGATAAGGGAAGAAAGTCTTGCTGATATTTATCTAAAGTAGTTAGGAACGCCTTTACGTTGTTGCGAATCGACTGATAAATTCTCATGATGTCTTCGTTTGCATCATTTAGGAAGAATGTCGCTTCGGGGTTTTTCTTGTAAGCCCACACAAACATAGCACCGCCTCCCAAGAAGGGCTCGATGTAGCTATCGAACTGTTCAGGGAGGTAATTCGTGTACTTCTTGAGCATCTTGTTTTTGCCACCAGCCCACATAAATAACGGCTTCATTTTATCTCCCATAATTTGTTATAATAATCTCTGACGACTTCTTGCTCTTGTTCATCCCGTAAGACCATTCTGCTGCGATAATCTCGCAGTCTTTATACATTTCTCTGATCTCCTCACAGTCATTATATGACATAACCCACCGATCTCGTGTTGATAAGATGGAATGAAGTTTCTCGTGCTCAAAGCCTTTGTGAAGGTCGCCGTTAACGCCGTATAATGAGTTCTGACTGGCTTCAAGCATGTAAGGGGGGTCTAGGTAGAGGAAGGCTTTAGGGTGGCTTAGAATGGCATTCTCGAAGTCTGCATAATCGACTCGGAAGTTCTCAGCCTTAAAATCCCGAAGGCGCTGAACTGAACTATCTGTGAATCGTGCGGTTGCAGCTTTCTCTGACCAGCCGCCGCTAAACGTTGCTCCGGAGAAGCTCGATCTATTGATGGCGTAGAACTTGGCGGCGCGCTCATAGCTGAACATGAATGAATCAGTCTTAAGATCCTCTCTAAAGCTCTGAAATGATTCTTTGGAGCATCCGACAACACTGTTGCCCTTGCGATCAACAAAGGTTTCGCGGAGGCTCTCTACCTCGTCAGCCAAGCGTTCGTTGTCCCCACATAAGGCGCTCCAAAACCAAACAAGTTGCTTCATCTTGTCGTAGCCGAATACCTTGATTCCCTTGTTAGCTAGCGCCATTTCGACAGAACCACCTCCGAAGAACGGAGAACACACCCGCTCAACATCATCTGGGATTAGTGGCAAAATGTGCTTAACTGCTCGTGTTTTGCCGCCGGGGTATCGTAATGGTGTCTTCACAATAACCTACTTATTTGAAACTTATTCTGTTCTGGGGACTAATTAAAAGGTGGCAGACTTTGACCGGTCTGCCAGCGGTGGACACAACCTAACCAGTAAGTTCACTGAACGCACGATCTACATCAGACGTTGCACGAGTATTGTACTTGGTAGTCTCAGATGATCGCGTTTCGGCGGATCCGTCTCCGGCGAGTTGCTCATCGAGAATAGCGTCAACTTGCTCCGGAGTAAGACGCTCAAATAGAGTGTCAAAATTCGGCATGCCATCAAGGAGGGCGGGGATAGCTTCCGTGTCCTCAAGCAAGGGGGATGATTTACGACGCATTTTTAGGTTGGTCTTGGGGAAGCTGCCGGGACCGGTAGCTTTAGTGTAGGTCAGCACAATATCTGTGCCTTCCGTGGCATCTGTTATGTCTCCATAATCAGGATCGAGCACATAACCAAGCAGCAGACCATAAGCTTGCTTGCCGTACCCGTAAACCTTAATACCTTCATCTTCTTTGCCGCGTACTACGACGGGGCTGAAGTATCGGGTTCGAACGAACAGGGACTTTGCC